AGCTCGGCTACTAGGTCTTGCTTGGTCATACTGCTCTCCTTTTTGAAGGGGGCTGACCCCCGTAGGTGCCTTCGATCGAGAGGCTCGATCTTCCAGGCGTTTCCGGTCCCATCTCACCATAGGGGCCAGCGATCATTAGTTGACTTCTCTTTGAAGGAAACAAGGCCACCTGGGGGAAGCGACTCCCCCAGGCGGTGATACTACTAGTTAAGCTCCCAACCGCCATCTTCGTAGCGAGCTGGGTAGTGCTTGTCCACTTCCAGCAAGTCGATCTGGTCTGGGTCGTGACCACCATCGGTGGCTACCAAATCGAGCAGGCCATGCAACCGCAGTGAACGTGCTGTGAGGTCAACTGGGTTTGAGCCCTTGAAGACCTCGGTGTAAGCGTTCTGAAGCGACCACGCTGTGCGAGGAGCGAACTCCTCGTGATCACTCGCACGCCATTCCTTCAGCACCTTGGCGATGCCAGCGTTGGCGATGACTCGGCTGTCCACGCTTCTAATAAGAAGGTCATGGACCTGAGTGTCGCTGAGCTGGGTGCGCTTGTAAGCCTCGATTCTCCTATCGAGCTTATCACGCTGTGCCCCAAGCTGGCCGAACGCCTCTACCACGATACGATTGAGATCGCGGCGAGCGTACTTGGTGTGCTTCCTGCTGAAGACCACTTCACCTGAGAAGGAGAGGTTGTCGCAGCAAAAAATACGAGATCCGCAAGCATACGAGAGACTGAAAGCCTTATCGTGGGAGTTGCGGAATCCGATACTGAGAGCGTAGTCGTCATGGATCGAGCCGTTCTCTAATCCAAACAGCCCAAAGAGACGGTCTCCTTCATTCCAAAGTCCATACTGCTCACTCACGATATCAAACTCGGAGTGGTCGCGAAGTGTGGTCTTGATGCAATCGACCAAGACACCGTGTGGCACTGGATACCAGGTCTCGGTGTTGTCAGGTGTCCTTACTTGTCTGACGGTGTCGAGATCGACGTTTTCAGCGCCCCGATGGAGTAAGAAAGTACTCATGGTTCGTTCCTCTTTTTTGAGGGTAATTTTAACAACACCGAACGATATAAAGGACGATGGCCCCCGTCAAGTGTCCTATTTGAAGTATGGACATCTCGTGCGTGCGCGGTTAATAATAGTGCATCGCTCTTCAACAAGAGGTGGTTTATATGAAGATCAGTATTCTCAATTGGGCGAAGTTTCAGCACTATAAAACTCGCCGCCCACCGTGGATCAAACTACACCGTCAACTCCTGGAGAGCCGTCACTGGTTCGAGCTCACACCAGATGCTAGCAAGTTGCTAGTGGAGTGCTGGCTAATTGCTAGCGATAATCCTGACGGTACAATCAACTGTGACCTGGGTGATTTGGCGTTCCGGCTACGCCGCGACAACGACAGTATCCTACCTACCCTGCAAGAGCTTGCGCTGCATGGCTTTATAGAGATGAATAAGGTTGATGCTAGCAACGCGCTAGCAGATAGCTTGCAGGATGCTATACCAGAGACAGAGACAGAGACAGAGACAAAGAAGAGACAGACACAGAGAAAACGGCGTGTGTATTCAGATGAGTTTGAAGAAATCTGGAAGATCCACCCCCGTGGTCCGAAAGCTAAGGCAGAAGATGAATACAAGGTGGCGCTCAAGAATGGCGTGACTCACGACGACCTGGTCGAGTCTCTGAACGTCTACCAGACAACTCTCCGACCACCGGAATTCCTGGGCCTGCATCTCTTCAGGTGGCTTAAAGAAGAGCGGTGGGAAGAGGAGGTGGTAGAACAAGATGCCTACAAGCCGACCGTGCTACTGAACTGGTCGCCGTTCGAGGAGGAAGCATGAGAGATATAACCTCACTTGAATACAGGGAAACTTTTGCTGCTACCCAGCAGCTCCCAACAGCAGCGATCCCTACCATGCTGCCAACCTTGAACAAGCTGCTGAGAGATGAAGGGGGTGGGACAGGACTAGCCCCAGGCTGGGTATGTGTGATCGGTGCAAACCCAGGCCATGCGAAGACGCTGATCGGGCTCAACCTGGCAGCCAGTGCACTCAGCCACGGCCACCCAGTCGGATACGTCTCCCTAGAGATGAGTACCAACCAGTTAGCGTCGAGGTACTACGCTATCCAGTCCGGTCTACCAGTAGCCTCGATCGAGAGAGGCAGCTTCAACCCCAGGATATGGGACAAGGTAGAGGGCTCGGTGGCGGCTATGCCTCCGCTGTATGCACCGGACAAGGTGAGCTCACGCTGGGAGGACGTGGTCAGATTTGTGAAGGAGACTCACGACGATCACAATGTTAAATTTTATGTGCTCGATTACATCCAGCTTTGTGCGATTGGAGACCTTCAGAGTATTACCGATGGGATCTCCAACGTGACCACAGATCTCAGGGCATGGGCAGTGAACAACGATGCGGTCATGGTGATACTGTCACAGTTCAACAGGCAGAGCTCATCGGACTACCAGACCAGGCCGCGCAGTCAATCCTTGCTGGGGGGCACAATATTGGAGGCATCAGCCGACGTTTGTGCATTGGTAAATCACGCTGCTTTCAAGCGGGAGCATTCGAGCAATGGAACATCCAGGGCGCTGACGTACCTCTGTATAGATAAGAACCGTCATGGACCTGCTCAAGTTGACATACCAATCGAGATATCGTTCTCTAACCTACAGGTATCAGAGCCATTACCTGACGTTCTAGACGAGTGGCCGGATCCAAAATGAGACAACGACTAGGCCATGACCCGTTGCTTGCCGATATTAAGCAAGCGGTTAAGGAAGGGTACTTCGATGACAGGGAGCCGAGCGAGCTTGAGCTCACACCTGTCGAGGAGCTACTGAAACAAGTGGACTTAATGTCTCCCACCAGGAGGCGCGAATACTTAGCTGAGCTGGGAAATATAAGGCGTGGTACTCCTAGCCTGTCAGGTGCGAAGCCAAGAGAAAGGAGGCGCGAATGGTTGAGTAGATGAATGAAGCAATTTCACGTCAGCCCAGACTTCGGCAACCCACGTCATTCCCTTAGAGGGCATGGCGGTGATCTGGCGCTGGCTGGTGCTGTAGTCGAGCTAGCGATTCGTGAGATGAGGACATCTACTAACCTGAAGGATCGTGTTAACGCTATAATATGGTTAGGTTCAACCCAAGCTACATTTTGGTTCGAGGTCATGGGACTGGAACAGAGTTATGCGCTAGAAAATATGCACTGGCCTAAACACGCTAGCGAAGTGCTAGCGGATCCCGAGCTGATACTGCCAGTGGGGGTAATACAGATGCTCCAAACTGGTATCGATGCCCTGCACTACCAGGAGGACAATGTATGAAGGTCGAAATCAAGATCGTTATGGCGACCGACGCCGTGCCAATGGCTGTGGCCGAGGCAGCAGTTGCCGCAGCGTGTGAGGTGGGAATGGAATCTGCTGTCGCCACCTACAGCTATGGCAACAAGCAGGTCAACACACCAATCGAGTGGGCAGCTCCAGAACCAGAGGAAGTTGAAGTTGAAGTTGAGCAGGCCTCGGTGATGGAAGTCAAATTCGCTTCGGTCATCGCTGCACGTCTAGCAGACGAGCTCAACGTGCCCCAGTCAGCGTTCGAGGGAGCTGAGCCTAGTGGCAAGAAAGGCTACACGGTTGCCGACGTGAAAGCGATCGCTGAATGATCAGCAAAGCAGGCTGGATTGTCTTGGCGCTTCATGTACCGCTGATCGCATGGGTGCTGATCAACAAGTTCACAGTGCTAAATCGTCTGGCAGATAAATACCTGCAACCCCTCCTACCAGGAGCTCTAGGCACGGGTAAGGCCTGGACAACGTGGGTGCACCACGCGCTGATCGCTCTCGTAGTGACAGCTTACGTCACAGTGTGGGGGCTTATTCTGCCAGGCGACTCCTGGATTACAGGAGCTCGAATCGGCTCAGCAATTGCGCTGGTGCTGTACACAGTCAGAGAGACATACAACTGGAATTACCACGCCAGAGCTGGCACACCAAACAAGTGGAGCTGGTGGGATGGCTGGGCAGTTGACGGCATTATGGACACCGCTGGGCCTCTGCTAGTACATCTACTGACCTGGCTGTAGGGCAAGTGCCCGATTCAGTGGCTGGCACAGCGGAAGTGAAGCTCATACCACAACCACACGGTGGAGCTCTGCTGCCAGGGGGTATGAAGGGCAACCGAGGTGGTGGACAGCCACCCAATAGAATCCGTGAAGCCTTCCGTATAGACCTGGAGACAGCGCGACAGCGTATTTCTGTGATCCTAGCTGATCCAGACGCCGACCCGAAAGACATCATCTCGATCTTCGACAAGCTGGCGAAGTACAGCGTAGGAGAGAAGCGGGATGGCGTGGTGGTCGATCCAGAGCTGCTCAACGAGTTCTTCGCCGTGGTAGGGCGCTTCATCAGCGACGAGAAGGCGCTAGAGACCATACGAACAGAATGGCTAGATGTTCTCGGCAACAAACTTAGAGCCTAGCGAGCTGCGGCAGCGTGCCGTCCTCCAGGAATACGAGACCTTCGGGCAACGTGGCGTGGCGAAGGCACACGTCGAATATCAAGAGAACCCAGTGGGATGGTGTGTGGATAAGCTGGGTATCCCTGAGCACACAATCCGCTGGAGTAGCAACGATGGATACGACGGTTACCAGTGGGACGGTACTGTTGACCCGCTGTCCCAAGTGCTTGAAAGCCTTGCCGCCTGGGAAGATGTGGGAGTGGAGAGCGGAACCGGAACAGGGAAGACCTTTATCGGAGCAGCGATCGTGCTGTGGTTTCTGGCTTGTTGGGAGGACAGTATCGTCGTCACAAGTGCCCCAAAGCTCAGCCAGCTCACAAAGCACATCTGGAAAGAAATCGGAAACCACTGGCCGCACTTCCAGCGGCACTTTCCGCAAGCGGAGCTTCTGGCCTCTGGGGTAATACGCATGAGGCCTGCTGTCGAGGACAGAGAGACGTGGGCAGCCACAGCGTTCGCTTGTGGTGTTGGTGCAGAGGAAGCGTCAGCTACCAAGGCACAGGGTTGGCACGCAGAGCATATGCTTATCCTTACCGAGGAGACGCCAGGCGTCCACCCAGCGATTATGACGGCCTTCGAGAACACCTGTAGTGCCCCGCACAACCTACGGCTCAGCTTTGGCAACCCTGACTTTGAAGAGGACGAGCTCCACCAATTCTGTCTTCAGCCACTAGTCACTCACATAAGGGTATCTGCCCTGGATCACCCAAACGTGGTATGCGACGATCCAAGTATCGTACCAGGAGCGGTAAGCGCATTCGCTATCGATCGACGTAAGGATCTGTACGAGCACATACCAGCGATGTACGAGAGTAGAGTCAGGGGCATCAGCCCCAGGCAGGCTACAGGTGTCGCGCTCAACTTCGTTGAAGCTGACCACCTGGAGAACTGGGACGACGCCAACATGAAGAAGCAGAAGTGGCCGATGTTCGCGGGGATAGATTTCGGAGCATGGCGATTCTCGTTTGTGCTCGCTGCCAGCGACCGTGCAAAGCGGCTACATATCCTGGACGAGTTATTCAGCCAGCAGGAGACCTTGTCGGTCAGGGCCTCGAAGATCAACGACCTGCTGACCAAGTACGGTGCTCCTACCAAGACGCCGATATGGGGAGATAGCGCCAACCCTCAAGACATCATGGAGCTCAACGCAGCATTCAGGAAGCTGGGCGTGAAGTACCGAGTCAGGGCGGTGGCTAAGACCTCGGCAGAGGGCAAGTCATTCAGGGCAGCGTGCGTAGAGCGGCTGAACGACCTGCTAGGCCGTAGGGCTCTGATGTTCAGGAGAGGCATAGGCGACAAGCATCAGTGGTACAAGGGCGCATCGGTCGCCAGCAAGGGTAGAATGATCAGAGGATCGAGGTTGCTCTGGGAGATCCGCAACTGGCGCTATCCTGACAGGAAGGTAGGTAAGGCCCAGCACCAGAACGTAGACGACGATAGTGCTGATGGAGCCGATGCCGTGGCAGCCTTACGTTACCTTGTGATGAGCTGGTGGAGAGCTGCTGCGTATCGGCCACCCAAAAACAGCAAGGTCAATCGCAATAAGGACACTGGGCTCGAAGAGAAGTTCGAGCGCATAGCCCTACACAAGAGACAAGCGGAGAGGTATTCGTTTTGAGCAAGAGAGCGAAGAAGCGCAGGAAGGCACGGGAAGGCGACTACGATCGCAAGATGGTCACCGTCAAAGACCAGAAGGCCTTGCTCGTGGCGTACCATGAGCAATTCGTGGACCCGAGGATCCAGTTCCTAGAGGAGTACGTCTTCTACAAGAAGATGAAGCCCTGGGAGAAAGCCTGGTATCACTGGCTCAACATCCGTAGCTGGTTCGGAGCTCGGTGGCGGGCGTTCGACAAGATGCGCTATGCACGCAAGTGGCATAAGAAGAACGATGAAATCATGGAGCAGAAAACATGATCGATACCTTGGCTGACAAACTGAGAGAGATCGGCGTAGAGAACGCGCTGGTGATGGATGGCTACGACGACTGCGTGATAGGAGTGCTTGAGCGTTATGGAATGGAGCCGATCGTGCTTTATGATAAGGAGAAGGTGATCAATCGCATCATGGATCTATCTCCTGGTGGCACCTACGACGACGCGATCGAGTACTATGAGTTCAACCAGCTAGGCGGCTGGCATGGCGAGAAGACGCCTGGCTTCCTGGTGAAGCTCAATGGCCCGTACAGGTTTCCGGTGGTTAACTGATGGTGCAGGGCTTGAGCAAGAGCTCAACGCTTCCTGCGGTATCGATTGGCTTCGCTCTGAGCATCCTGGCAGCTACATGGATAGCCAGCGGCAGGTTCAGGGAGATGCAGACGATTGACTTACAGAACGCTACACTGATCGAGGACATACGCTCGCGTCAGTCCAAGTACATAGGAGTTTCGGGGTTGCTCACACAACGCATCGATGATCTGGAAGGCCGCATCAGAGACCTGGAAGTCGAGATGGCGGTACTCAAAGCCGAGCTCGCAAGATGAGAGGCATAAGGTTGCCGTGGGTCAGCCGTACCGCATATGACCTGGTCATCGAAGAGCGCGATCGTCTCAGGCTACAGAACGACGAGTGGCTCGATCATGCACGCCGAGTGCAACGGAGAAAGAGCGGTATGACCGAGTTACCGCCCCAACCGAGGGAGCCACAGCAACCTATACCATCGTCCTTGGCTTACGTCATAGACAAGTACGAATCCGAACACGTTCGCCAAAACCTACGCAATAGCGCCAGAATAGCTCACCATAG